CCGAACGGGTCGACCGCCATCGTATCCAGCTCGTTCGTGTAGACAATCTTCTGGAACGGGAGCAAGCGTGAGAGTGACGGGAACACCGAGCGCAGTCGTGTGAAGGCGTTCCCGACGATTTCCTGCGCTCGCGCCAGAGACTGCGAAGGCGATGCAGGCGCGGGTTCCGACGGCGTCCCAGACCCCGCGCGGGCATGCACGGCAGACTCAGGGAGTACCCAGTACCGCCGTTGGAATACCCCGTGTGTCCCGCGCACCATATGCGGTTCGGGATGGAGCCTGCCCCCGTGCGACGGGTCGCTCAGGATGACCGAATCCCACCAAACCACGCGCGACTTGCTCATCGCCTCTCCGCGATTGTACCATACGGCGCATCGGTCAGGTGACCGTGTGCGCTCAGCAGGTGCAGCGCATGCAGCAGCTCCTCGCGATGCTCGGGCGAGAGATGCTCCCACACATTATTGACCGTCTCCCAGTGCCGTTCTATCGTGTCTCGGATTCTGCCGCGTGCGCTCGCATGGAGCGGCGCGACATTCACGGCGGGATGCGACAGCACCTGCGCCACATGCTCAGGCGCATGACCTGACAGTCGACCGAGTTCCGCGTGCTGCTTGCGACGCGCATCCTCATGGTAGGCGCGATATTCGTCGTGGATCTCCTCTGGGAGTACCTCCTGACCCGATTCTACATCGATGACGGGCGTATGGAGCATCGAGAGCAGTCCCATCCCTGCAGCCGCGCGATGCGCCTCGCGTGAAATCGCATGCACCGTCGCGACATCGCGGTTCTGTGCGAGAGTCTCCAGCAGACTGTCGAGACGGTTGAGACTGCGCTCTGTCTCCGTGTGCGTGTCGTGCAGGCGCTGTGCGACGATTTCAGGGTTGCCCGAACCGAGTATTGCACGCACGCCGCGTCCCAGCGGCGAGCGCGAGTCGACCGCTTCAAGGTGCAGCGCGTGCGCTGCAGGCGCGCCGTGCTGACCCGCCAAGTGGAGCAGGTGCTTCGAGCGCGTGAGGTCGACCGATGCGTGCGAGTCGAACCCTGGCATGTGCAGTTCGGATGTTCCGTCGGGATTCGTACTGACATGCAGCTTGTCGGTGTCGGTATCCAGATAGTGCAGCGGGAGCGAGAACCCGTAGGGTTGCTGCGACGGGGGCGTGTCGTCGCTGGATAGCACGCGAATCAAGTCGTCGACGGTCTCAATCGGCTGGTTCTTAAAGGTCGCGCGAGTATGCTTCGCGCCTGCTTCCTTCGCGCGGTCGGAGTGCGTGATGAACACCCCCTCATGCGTCGCGGCGTCGTGTACCCGCGTATTGCGATGCACTGTCCGACCGTGATGCGCATCGCTCCCTGCAGCGTCGTCCATAATCGCTTCGACCGATTCCGCGCCTCGCGGCTTGAGCGCCGTCTGGATAATCTCGTGAATCTTCGGGATGTTCGGGCGTCCCACATTACATGCGAGGAACCGCTCCACCTCTGGCGAGTCCAAGTCGTATCCCAGCGCGAACAGCACGGACAGCTGGTCAGCGAGTATCATGACGCGTCGCGGCGACATATGCTTGCGGTCGGAATCCATCGAGGCGTAATCGGGCATATAGTTCGGGTCTGACTTGAAGTTATGCCACATCCCCGCGAGGTCGCCTGACAGCATCGCGTCGATGAGCGCACTCGCGATGCGGTAGTTCGTGCTTGCGCATTCCGCGCGGAGATCCGAGCGTAGCCCGCGCGACGACATCAGCTTCAGCAGCGTCATCAGATTCTGATGCTCGCGCATCACCTCGCGTGCGGAACGACCCGTCTCCAGTTTCGCCCGCATCTGTTCCAGCTCGCCCGCCGCGCCCGCCAGCTCGGGCGACGACGCCTGACGCGACTGACGCGCCTCTTCCGCTTCCCGCTCCGCATCCTCGTCATAATCCAGAACGAACCGACGCAGACGCTCACGCGCACCTGTCGCTTCGCGCGACGACTCCTGCTCAAACACCGACTGAATCGCGCGTACATACTCGTCCTCTTCCGACGGCGTCGTCGCATAGTACAGGAACCTGTCCGCGAACGGAACCAGCGAGGAGCGCATCTTGCCCATCTCGCCTTCCCAGTCCGCGCGGTTACCGAGCATCACGATGCGGAACGGAACGCCGAGCCGACGGTCAGCGACGATACCGTTAGTGATGAGCGACAGCATCGTCTGCAGGATCTGGGGCGACTTCGTCGCCTCGTCGAACACCAGCACGAGCGGTACGCCGCGCTGCTTGCAATACTGAATCTTGTGTTCCAAGTCCGCCGTGAACATGAACCGCACCATGCCCTCGTCGATGGCTTGTGCGCCCATCTGCTCTGTAATGTTGTAGACTGCCGATTGCACATTCAGGATATGGACGCGGAACGGCGCTGCGTCCTGTTCCGACATAGCGTCGCTCATGTTCATCATCGCTTCCCACAGCGTGGTCTTGCCCACGCCAGGAGCGGAGAGCATCATCACGGGGTGTCCGACGGCGCTCCCGTTCTCGTGGATACGCACGGCAAGATGTGCGAGCATCATCTGGCGCTCCATCGGGTTCAGTTGTTCGATGGCGTTGCGCAGCGTCTCGCGTACCTCTTCAGGGAGCTGTTCGACATCCAGCCCTGCGGGCGAGGCGCTGGGAGCGCCCGCGCCGTGCGACGGCGCGGGCGCTGGGTGAGGAGACACGGAAGGAGAAGGTGAGGATGATGGCGATGCAGGGGAAGACTTCCGCTTGCGTGCTTCGAGCGTCTCGCCGCGTACCCAGTAGGTCTGCTGGAAAGTTGTGCCCTCGCGATGCACCGTCCGATGCTCACGATGTAGACCACGCGACATCGGGTCTTGACTCAGCCCCGAATGGTGCGGGAGACTCGGATGGTACTCGTACCGCTCCGAGAACAGCACCGTGCGCCACCAGACGCGACGCCTGCGATTAATCCGATTCGATGTACCGATTCGCATGAGACGCTCCATGATGAGTATACGCCGTCGAGACCAGCGCATCGACTCGTGATACTAAATCCGTGTCGCTCGGCGCGTCGCTGTTGCGCACCTCATCCGCAAGCACATCGATAAGACCGACCAGCACCATCCATGGCGAAGTGTCGGGGTCGCCCTGATACGACTCGGCTAAGTCCAGCAGGTGCTGTAGCAGCTCGCGCGGATTCGCATCGCCCAGACGCGCCATGGCGCATGCGACGCCGACATCACGGACACGCTCCAGCAGCGCGTCGATGTCCTCAACCTGCAGAATCTCCTGCACAATCGGCGGTTGTTTCATTCGAGCCTCCTGCGAATCGATTCGATGACCGCGTCAAGATACCTGCTGCTCATGCCCAGCTCGCGTCTGATATCCGAGCGCGATTGACCCGACACGAGCCGTTCCGCCACTTCACGCTCCTCTGGCGGCATCACTGCCAGAGTCGCCGTCCATTCCATAGCATCATCCGTCGCCTCAGCGTGCATCGCACACATGATATCCCATTCGTTGTATGCAATCTCCTTCCGCTTGCGCAGGTAATCCCGACCCGTGTTCGCAATCGCGCGGCGAATGTACCGCGCTGCGCTCTCTAAGCGGATGCGCGGCGCGTTCACCCACAGTTTCACTGCGACCTCGTTCGCCAGCGACTCCGCCTCGTCGGTCTCGATGTGGTACGCCTTGAGATACCATGCGAACGCGCAATCTCGCACACACTCCGCAAACAGGTCGTACTCGCAGGTCTCATGACCGCGCTCCAAAGCGACGAGCATCTCCCGCCATCGCGTCATCTCACCACCCGCTCCCCGTGCGACGCACACTCCGAATACTCCGCACGGGCGTCGGCTGCGACTGCGGCGCGAATACTGGGAGCATCCACTCGACCGACTCGCCCAGCACATGCGCCCAGCCCCGTTCCAGTCGCTGCAACTCGTCTTCCGCCTGCTGATACAGCTGCTGTGCGTAGGGGTTCATCGTCGCGCCGATGTTGGTTATCGCCAGCGTTCGCGCCTCCACCAGCGCCGCCGCCAGCTGCATCGTTATCGTCGGTATCGGCGGTTTCGCAGGCGCGTCCGTCGCCATCATGCGCGGGTACAACCGCACCAAGCGCGAACGGATGTACGATTCCGCAGCATCGATAGCCGCCTGCAACACGGAATCGTCTATCGGCTCCAGATTCCGCACATAGAACCGCACTTGCGCTGGCGTCACCCACGACATGGCTAAGTTCTCCCGTAATGTGTGGATGCGGGTGCGCTCCGCATCAGAGCGCACCCGCTACGCTTACGCTGCCGACATCACATTCTGGATTAGCACCCCGCATGCGCGGGCGATGACCTTGTGCGTGTAAATCCAGTCCACCTCGATCCATGTGCCGCTGTCGCGTTCGACATCGATGTAGGTGCGCACATTCCGCTGACGCGCCTCGAAGGTCGCCCCGTAGGTCAGACGACGCAGACCTGGCTTGTCGACATAGCCCACCCAGACATCGCGTCCCCATATCTCATCCATCCGACTGGTCATCGTGATTTCCTGCGGGTCGAGACTGCGCGAGCCGAACGGGTCTGTTGGGAGCTGAAGCGCCGCCGCTTCCAGCACTTCCAGACCCCACAGGTTCTGTGGGAGCCCGCTCTGGGTCAAGTCCGTCACATAGCGTCGCTCTTCCTTGATTTCCTCGATTGCCAGCATCCGCCTTGCAATCGTCGAGGGTATCACGATCACATTCGGGCGACGCCCCGTCGCCGTGAAGATGAGGTTGCTCGCGTTAATCAGGTCGACCTTCGGCGACGCGACGGTATAGTTGTCCCACGCCGTCGTCGGCGTGAACGCATGCAGGTTGTTTGCAGGGTCGCGCAGGGTACGCGCCGCGCGAATCTCGCGGTTGAGCATCAGCAGGTCGGTCAGATGCTCCGTCATATCGACTTCCAAGTCGATGGGCCCCGACACATTCTCACGCTGACGCGGTGTGATAATCTCGCGCAGCGAGTGCTGCTCGCACATGTACCAGTCTGCCTTCCACCCGAACGACGCCTGCTTCGCCGTGTCGCCGTCCTGTCGCGTGTCATCGACATACCGAAACGCGGACAAGTCGTACACATAGAACAGGTCGCTTTCCTTGTTCACAGGCATCGACGGGAAGATGCGCTCCGCGATGTACCCTTCGGGACGGTACTTAATGCTGACATTCGTCAGCACCTCATCGTAGTGAACTCGTTGCGCTTGTGCGACTGCCATCTTCTTAGCCTCCTTATTGCACGAATACGGTGCTTGTCAGCATGCGGACAGGGATGACCTGCGGGTTCGTCGCCGCGTCGGCGGTTGTCGAACGCATCGCGACGCCGATCGGGAAGAACCGCTGCTGCTGGTTCGTACCCGTGCGGTTAAACGCTGGGTCATTGTTCGCGAGCGCACGCACGGGAGTAATCAGGAAGTTGTAGTCGCGTCCGAACTCTGGATGGATAATCGGACGGAGTTCGGGGATGCGACTGAACGGCGTCTGCGACGACGAGCGTACCAGCAGGCGGTTGCCTGCCGTTGTGTCGCCGCCTGCCAGCGCCGCGAACAGCAGGTCGCCCGCGTTTACCTGCGCGTTGACGATGAGCGGGGTAATCCCGTCCAGTGCGACCATGACCTCTTTCCCGTCCAGTGCGAACTGGAGCGTGACGCCGATGATGGGACGCACCAGCGCCCACTGCGCAGTGGAGCCCTGCGCGACATTCGCCCAGTGCTGCGTCGGGTTCCCAGCGGAGACGATTATTCCCGCTTCGGGGTTGATGCCAGGCTCAGGAATCGAGCCGTGTCCCGCGTCCCACAGGATGACCGCTGTGTACCGCGCAATCGCCGCGCGGCGCGTGCGATCGAAGTCGTAGTACCGAAAGGTCGTCGTGAAATGGGTCTTATAGGCTTGCATTTATGTCACCCCCTAAATCTCGCGTGCAGCGCGTTTGATTGCCTCGCCGTAGGTGAGGCCCTCACTCGCGGCGATGCGCTCCGCGCGTGCGATGAGTTCGCGCGTGGTGCGTTCCTCGCCCGTGCGTAGCGTGTACCGTAGCGGCTGCTCCGACAGGTTCACGCGCGGACGATTCGGAACCATCTGCGCGACCTCTTCCAGCATCGCGAGTACGAAGTCCTCAACGGGGACTCGCGCGTCCGACGGCGCGTTCTCGCTCAGACGCACAATCCGCGACTCGGGCATCTCGGAGCGCACATCCGACAGCGACACTGCACGACCGCGCAGCGCGTCGAAGATGTACCGCGCGAGACGCAGTATCGACGGCGGAACGGTATGCTCGTACTCCGACAGGAGCAAGTCCCTGTCCGATTCCCACTGACGCTCCTCAAGCTCCGACAGACGCACTCGCAAATCGCGAATCTCGTTCTGTGGTGCGGTTCCTTGCGTATTCATCGAGTTGTAGCCTCCCTGATGTGTTGCGGTTCGAGCGCGTTCCGATAGCGTGACCACCTGTGCGGGATCCATGCGCTTGATGTACGGTCGGTTCGTGAGAGCGACTGCGCGGAGCGCGGTGACCTCGCGGCGCGTCTCAGGGTCTCGCCCGCGCACCGTCAGCTCCGCACTGGCGAACCGCAGACGACCATCCCGCACGCGGTCGAGAACCTCGTCGGTGGTCGGTCGAATCGTCGCGTACAGCGACTCGCCCTGACGCTCCAGTGCTGTTACCCATCCGACCGCGTCGGTCGAATCGTCCATGTGGTTCAGATTGACGGGCAGCTCGTATCCGAACACCCCGTCGCGGAAGTTCCGCACGATTTCGTCCAGCTCGCGTTCCGTGACGACGAGGCGCCCCTCAGGCGCCATCTCGTGCAGCCATTCGCCCGTGCGAAGCACCTCCACGCGAATCGCAGGGCGCGACCCGCGCGTTACCGTCTCCGCATCCGACAGTGTCACGACTACCATTCTGCGCTCCCTAAACGAAGCAGGCGGTGCGCTCGCATGATGCAAGCGCACCGCCTGCTACATCGACCAATTATACGGCGAAATTCGCTATTTCGGATCGAGCATCAGCTCGTCTACCGCCTTGCTCCGCAGCTCCGCACGCGACGGCAAGTCGGGATAGTAGTTCCAGCTGACGGGGATACCGTCCTTGACCGCGATTCGGATGAACCCGCGCTGGATAGAGCGTATCAGATGGACGAGTCGCTCCTCGTTGGGATGGAGTGCGACATCCGCTTCAGGCTCCTGCAGGTCGAACGGCTCCACGCAGCGCGAGTCGCTCTTCGCGGGATCGATGCGCCACTCAATCGCGCGTTCGCCCACCAGATGCGACGGCTCGGCGTCCGAGACATACAGCGCGTCTATATGACCGTATCCGATAATCCGACAGAGACGGATGACCCGCTGCTCCGCAACCGAGAGTACCACTAACCATCACCTCGCGTGCCGCCGCGCACGATGCGCGTCACCATCACCTCGCAAGACCACCCATGCAACGGATGCTCCTGTATGTAGACGGGCGTCATCGTGACCTGCGGCGTCCATGTATCCGATGTGTAGAACTCCGACGCATGCATACGGAACCGATGCGGATGCTGATGCACATAGTCCAGCCAGAGGTCGGCGTACCACTCCTGCTGCAGGATGCTCTCGCGCGGGTCGGGCGAGTAGACCGCCCCGACGACGCTATACACATGACGCTGCTC